CCACACCCAAAATGAGTTTTACCAACCACACGAAAAACAGCAGCACCAGAATCGGGATCAGGCAGGTGGTCACCAGCATAACTGCCAGAGCCTCCAAAAAGCGGTTCAGCACATTCCGAAGCTTCTCCACCGCACCGGCCGCGGCGCCGGTAATGCTGTCCGTCACCTTGGAAAAGAATCCGGAAAGGCCGCTCTGTTCCGTCTCCGCATTTTCGCTCTGGCTGTTTTGAATCGTATCCGTGGCATCCTTGGCCTCCTGAATGGTAGCCGCAATGGATGCCTGATAGGTATCCTCGATCAGGTCACTGACCCGGATCCCCGTCGGGATCACCAGCATGATCGCTATACTGAACAATGTCAGTTTCCACGCCAGTGCGCCCGCCGTCCGCCGCAGACGGGGGAACAGCGCCGCGGCGGCAAAGGCCGCGCAGGCCGCCGGGATCAGGACCTTGAATGCCGCAGCGGCGGTGATGGTCAGCAAATATTTTTCCAGAAAAATGGCGCAGAGCACGATGAGAAAATAGCCGCTGAGATCCGCCAGCTTGTCCGCGATCGGCGTAGCCGTGTCGCCGGGCAGCAGCGTGATCGCCGCCGATGCCGCTGTGGAGGCCGCAGTCAGTTCCAAAACCGTCTCCTGCTTTTCCTCCAGTGCGGCGATAGACTTCTGGTAAAAGGCCGGATCCGTGGTGAGTTTGGCCACGCCGAATATGGAAGCCAGCGCCAAAATCACTGCCGCCGCCACACAGATTACTCTTATTCCGATTGTTCTGGTCATAGTACATTCCCCTTTGCAAGATATAATCTCATCATACCCCGCTCCGCTCTGTTGTCAAGCACTGGCTTTCAAGCAAAAAATCGGGGAAACTTTCATAAAAGCCTCCCCGATTTTTTGAATTTATTTTTGAAGCCGATGCAGAATTTCCGCCAATTCCCGTCGGGTAACGGCTTTTTCCGGCTCCGCAAGCTGAACCTCCGTCAGGATCCCAGATTTTCCTGCCCAGTTCAGGTCCGCGTTCCTCTCCTGTTTGGTCTCTTCCCAAAACAGGACCATCGTCGGCACCTTTCGGGAACTGGCCACCTTACCAGAGGGAAAAAATCCCTGGGTGGAACCGCCGCCGTCCAACATCAGCGCATCCGCCACGCCCAGGCCCAGCAGTTTGTTTTGAAGCTGCTCCCGGGTCAGGCTGGTCTTGTCGCACCACAGGCAGATCCGTCCATCCGGCATCCAGCCCACAGCTGTCCGGGCTGCGGAGCGGGCCACATCCGGCGTCAGGCTTCGCTCCAGCTTCGCCCCATTTTTCAAAAGAGGCACCCCGGAAAGAAAACTGCCGCCCCGATCCGTCAGCATCTGGGGCTTCCCATCAGAACCGATGGAAATTCCCCAGTCCTGATAGGCGTCCCGACTGATGACCTTGCCGTCGATCACCGTCCAGCCAACCGGCTGAAAGCTGCCGTTAAACAAATAGCCGTTGATGATGTGGCTGCATCCGGTCTCCCGCTTCACCTGCGCCAGAGGTTTCCGTTTGATGTTGTAATAGATCTGCGCTCTGGCGCAGGCAAATACATCAGTCATGGAGCCGGACGGCGCTCTTGGCGTAGCCGTCCTCGTCATAACTGACTGCAAACCTGCCGCCGGGGATCCACTGGATCTGCTCAGTCCCGGCAAATTCCATTCTGCGGCGCATATCCAAGGTACGCCGGGCCTCCTTGGGTTCCTCTTCCGCAGGGATAAAGCCCTCCTCCATCTCTGCATCGGTCCAACCGGCCACGCCGCCGTCGGGATTCAAGTGGAAGTTGGCCCCAGCCGCCTTCAGCTCGGCATTGATCTCTTCAATGCTCTTGCCGGACTTTTTCCCTTCGCTGATGATTTTCTCAAACATCTTTTCCATCTTCGCGCTCCTTTCCGCCCTCAGTCCTTCATCTGTTTGCTGATCTGATCCACGCCTGTGGCCGCGAGGCCGCTGACGATTCCCACCGCAGCGGCGGTCAGCGGGTCCGCCGCCGGAAAATCCGTCATGACCAGCATTCCCACAACGCCCAAGATCCCCCCGCAGACACCCACGATCACCGGGATCCACTTGTTATCCAGACCGGACACCTTAACGATCCAACCCACAAGGTAGCAGATCACCGTGATCGCCGCCACGCCTGCCATACCAAATGCCGAAATGTCCATCCTTACTCTCCTCTCTGTCCGCCATCTCAAGAGATTGGCTGACGCCGCTGTCCCCGCTCTAACTGCTCCAACCGGCGGTCCATGCCCCGGATCTGTTCCTCCACCACCGGCACCCGCCGTGCGAAATGATTGTGCTCCCGGACTTCCCGGGTCAGCTCCGTGAGCTTCTCATCCGTTACCGCTTGGGCCGCCCGGTTGCTCAAAAGCACCCCCAGCAGCGTCACACATCCAGTGATGGCGGCGGTTATGATCTCACTCATGTCTCATTCCTCCGGCGGCACCGCCAGTTGAAAGCTCTCCCAGGTATGCTGTGCCGTCTCCACCTCATCCCATGTATATTCCGCCGCTTCACATTCTGCCCAGGTCAGATAGCGGAAGTAAAACTCCACTTCTAAATGACAGGGTAGAATATCTAAAATAATCTTCCTGATCTGGTCGAACTCCGCCGGCACACCGGCAGTTCTGGGAAATACGACCCGCAGGCTACCGTCCGCCTTTTCCTCCGCTCTGGCCCGGATGCCGCAGCCGGTGAGAGTATCGTTGATGGCCTCCGGTGTCAGGCTGTCCTCGCTGATCCGCAGCAGCGCGGCGATGGCCTCCCGGCGGTCCTCTTGAGTCACGGCCGCAGGCTTGTGAGCAAACAATACCTCCCGGCGGTCAAGACCCTCGCTCTCCGCCGTGGCCAGCAGGCTTTCCCGTTCCACCAGTTCTACCAGCCCACTGACGCTGTCCAGCTCCCCGCCCAGCGCCGCCAACTCGCCGCCGTTATGGGGTGCTCGGAGATTGTAGAGACTCAAAGGGGCCAACAGGCGAATCAAATACTGCTCATACACACGCCTCACGCCTCCTCTGTCACTGTCACCGTCCCCAATACCGGCAGCACCGTGTCATTGGCCTCCAGATCAGCTGACGGGGCCGTAATATGACAGTTCTCTACACCCGGCAGAGCATAGATCCTGCTGTTCAGCTCCGCCAGCTTCACGCCCCTGCCTAACAGCTTTCCGTTGAACTGCTCCGCCAGATCAGCCTCCACCGCAGTCTTCACCTTGGCAAAATCCGTCCCTTCCGCCGTTTTTACCGTAACTGCCACGTCCACTGTCGCGGCCGTGGGCGCTTTTACCTGCACGTTCACCGCGATCTCCCGGCTTTTCTGAAAAACCGTCTGAAGCTCTGTCAGCAACTTCTCCGAGGGAATACCATCCGGTGCCGATACATACACATCCACTGTCCCGGCGCCCCGGGCTTTTCCCACCGCCTTGGCCGCCGCCACACCCTCGTGACGGCAGGCGGTCAGCTCATACCACGCGGCGTTGGCTCCATTGGGCAGCCGCTGAAAGCTGTCCAAAATCCGCTGCCGCAGTTCCTCATCCGTTTCCTCCGACAGTCCGCCCGTAAATGCCTTTTCATTGGTGACTGCCGTCACCGCCACGGGACACGCCGTCAGCACATGAACGGTTCCGGCTCCCACGTTCCCGCTGCTGCCAGCCTCCACGGCCTCCGCCGCTACGGTCACTGAGGTCTCCCCCGCCGGGATCGTCCCATCTTCTGTGGTTCGGAAACGGATAGCCCCCTCCGTCATGCACACCGTTCCGGTCTCCACGCTCACCGCGCCGGTCTGTGCGTTGGACAGCCGAAAGGTCAACTGACCGGTCGCCCTGCTGGGTGCCTGTCGGACGATACCTCGCATGGCTCCGTGGCGGTCCAGATAGACCCCTGCAGCTGTCTGTGGAAAGCTCTGCCCCAGCACCCATTCCGCCTGCGCCTCCAAAGCCTGGATCTGGGCCGCTGCCGCCCACAGCCGCACCGACAGGTCGCAGTCCTCCTGAAGCTGTCCGCCCCGCCGCTTGGCGTAGGCCGACAGCATTTCCCGATAGATTGTCTCCGTCGCTCTCACATCGTCACTCCCTCCTGCCCCAAGGCCACCTCCGCCGTCAATCGGCGT